ACTCTCTTCCGTATTGGTTATGTTCTAAGCCAAACAAGGCCTTAAGGCCGGGTTCTAGTTCTTTGACTAGTTGTGCTCTACTAATAGCCATTTTTCAACCCTCCTATACGCCAGTGGTTGAAACAGTACCACCAGCAATAGCACCGTTCGGGCTATTGTAGTGATTGTTCAACCGGACCAACGCAGCAATACCGGCAGCAGAGAAATCCTCATTTGAAGAATCCTCTACCCAACCTAAAATTCTAAGGTTAAGGGTGTTGGTTGTATTAATTGTAGACACTGCCAAAGTACCCGATGACATGCCCGTGGTTGTACTGCCACTCGTAGCAGTTGCGAAATTTGCATTCGCAAAAACAGCAGCTCTCGCTGTTGCTTTACTTGTCCACGTAGCATCCGTTGCAATCGAAAAAATTTGCATCGGATCATCAGCTACAAAAGCTCTTACAGGGTGATTGCTATCGGCACCAGATCCGGGCCAATACATCGACCATGTAGGTTTTCCAGTGGTGCTGGAGATATACCGACAACCCATGAAAGCGCCCAAAAGCCCCACAGTTCCACCCGCTGCTGCACCTACTACATCAATGAAGCCGGTGGAGAGTGGAATAACAGGAGTACCTGTGTAAATAGCATTACTATTGCCATTAGCGATTTCATATTGGGTATAGCCGCTCACACCAGTGGAGTTGGAGTTTTGACCTACCTTTGAAACAGGTTTCAAACCCCATGATCCATTGAGATTTGCCATACCATTTGCTCCTCAAAGCAATTGTTAGAGTTAAAACAGTAGTGCCTAAGAACCTGTCTTAGGACCACCAAACGTAACACGCGATTGACGTTCAGGCTTCTGAATAGCCATCGAATGATGTTGCGTCTCCTTCATAAGGTCATTATCAACTGCCTGCATTGCATCAACATTTTGCTTCTGAAAATAACTTGTGCGGTCTTCTACAACCTCTATAGGAATACGAGCTAGTAACAATCCTCCTACACCGAAAACTCCTTCATACTTTCCGCTATCCATTGTAGGAGCCTCAAATTCAGGGTACTCTTCCTTCCGGACCAATTCCCATCCTTCTCTCAGACGGGCAGAGATATTTTTCCGGTCATCAAATCCCCTTACTTCAGCTCTAATCCAGCGGTGAACAAAACCTTCCGGAGGTCGAGGTGCGTCTAACATAGACGGTGGTTGCCAAGACTTGCGACGTGGTTTAGATGCCCTGTTCTTGGCAGCGCGGAGAGTGCGATCAACTTTTTGTTCAGTCATGTCGTTCTCCATCAGCGTTTGTATTTCGCGTACTCGTTAAGCGGCACTCCAAGTTTATTGGCTATCGCAACTTCACTAGGAGAGAGTTTTACTGTTTTGCGTCCAGAATTGCTGGAACGAACGGCAGAAGCAACAGCCTGTTGGGGGCGTCGTCCTTCTGGTACTGAGGGGGCCTGTTCCACAACAACTTCGCTGTTGAACTTATGTGGAAAAGCCTCTCGAACTCTTTTGTCAATTTCAGCATAGTATTCAGGAGTACTTGTGTCAAAGCCTTCTTCTTCTACCAACGTTTTGTGAATACCAAAAGCTGCAAAAGTCATGGCATCATTTTCTCCAAACCATGAGTTTTTTGACGCCCATTCCTCCGCTTTTGGATCTGCACGAACCGGAGTCTGTGGTTGCGCTGCCGGAGTCTGTGGTTGCGCTGCCGAAGCACCCTGCTGACGTTTCTGTTCAGCCTTTGCCGCTCGAACACGCTCCTCCTCAATTGCCAGTTGAGACAGCTTCTTATTTAACTTAACTTGCTGAGAAGTGTCGTTAGTAGCGATAGCCGTTTCTAGGTCTTTAGTAAGAGCTTCTGTTTGCGAAGTTATCCGATCCCCGTACTCACTAACATATCCAACATCTAAATTATGGACACGGTGTCTAAGACTTTTGTTTTCCTGTTGAAGACCTTGAGCATATGTGATCGCAGCTTGTTGCTGCCGCTCCGCCTCACGAGCTTTCTTGGTTAACTTGTCTATACGTTTTTGAACTTTGGAACTATACGCCTCATGTTCCTCAGAGACAGCCTCCACGGGAGAAACGGCATCTTTCTCGATTGAAACGGAAACTGATTTTCCTTCAGAAGGAAGATCCACAATATTTGGTTCAGGTTCAGGCATGGCTTACCTCCATGTTAGAAATGCAGAATGTCTTCAGGGTCCTGGATAACGGCTATCACTTCATCGTCATTTAATATACGAACCTCTCCACCATCAATCTTAAAACGAGCGCCCGCATATCTCCCAAAAATTACCCAATCTTTTTCCGCACACCACGGTCCACCAGGAAATTTTTCGGTATCCTTATACGCCAGAGGTCCCGCAGAAAGGACGTAGCCGCATACCGTGGCTACTGATTCCCGGTCTACGGTCTTATCTGGTAAAAAAATACCCCCGTCAGTTTTTCCCTTTCCCCTGTACGGAAGAATCAAAAGACGCCAGCCCGTAGGCTTCGGGAGCCTGTCCAACGCGCTGCCTTCCAATTTATCAGGATCTAGGATTTTTTCTTCGGGGTGTATGTAAGCCTTGTCAAAAGATATGACGCTGTTGTCTTCTTTTGGCGCTTCTTTTACAGAAGCAGTTGCATCAGTCATTAATCCGCCTTTTCTAGGACTTCCCTGATTGCATCTCCTATATAATCCAAAGATTCCAAGGAGCCAACCATTTGTTTATATTCCTCCATATTTTTTATGGAGCCTCTAACAATTATTTCCTTAACCCTATCCCCGCGCTCGTTAATTATCTTTAATAAATGCTCTGCAAGAAGTACTCCGTCCATATAACCCCCTTATTTACTCACTCCCTTGTACTTTTCAAAACTTCTAAGACCTCCTAGCCCAAGCATACCAAGAAGAACCGGCATCATGGCACTTAAATCCACTGGAGGTAACTGGATAAGATGACCTGTCTGAGCAAGAACAAACATAGCCACAGGCTGTGCTAGATAAGTGTAAAACAAAGCAAGCCCACAGCTCCATCCCACAAATGGTCGCCAACCGGCAACCAAAATAGACCTATGGCTTGCTTCCTGTTTATTAACTTCTAATTGCGCTAAATCAATACTGGCAAGATGTGCGGTAAGTTTTGCCTCTATCTCTCTTTCGGCCCTGGCTTTTTCCTCCTTATTAGGAAAGAACCTGTCTAAGACATCCCCTACTACAGGAATAAGACTGGGCAAAAGAGCAGCTACGGCCATTACTTAAGACTCCCATTAATCATATCGCGCAACTTATTGATATATGCCCACAACGCACTGATCTGCTTCTCTTGCATATCCACCTGCTCCCGAAGTTTGGTTGTCTCCAAGAAAGTATTGCGTGAAATAATTTCATCAACATCCTTACGAAGTTCCTTAACGCTGGAAGAAAGTTTTACTGCAATAGTAACTAGAGCCAGAAGACCCATGACCTGCTGCCAGTAGTCTTTTATAAGCGAGACTTCGGCTTCCATAAAAAACCATGACCTACGATTTCTCGTGCATTATTGCAGATATACCTGCCAGAACGAGAGAAACCCAGACCAAAGATATTTGTTGAGTCAACACCCAACCACCTATAGCGGCAACACTTGCTGCTGCATAGGTTGACGGCTCTATCAACCGTCCTTTCACCCACTGTACTACTTCATTCATTAGATCTCTCCTTAACCACATCAAAGTTGTCCTTAACCACATCAAAGTTGTCCTTAACCACATCAAAGTTGTCCTTAACCACATATATAGGAAGTGCCACGAAGTGCTGCTCCCACACCCTTCTTGGTGCCTTTGTATATTTTGCCTGTCAAAGTGTTCGGTGTAGATACAGTCTTAGGCCCGTTGTAGGGAACTGTTCCTTGGTCACTAATGACCTCTCCTTTGGCAATTTTACCAACAGAAGGTTGATTTCTTTTCGTAGCGGCCATGATTATCTCCTATTTTACCGGTCCACGACAATAGTTTCTTTAGAATTTTGTTTCAAAATTTCCCGCTCTTTTGCAGCTCTCATGCGGGCAGCAGCAATTTCTTCCGTAGAAGCGATACGTTGTTTGCCAAGCGACATTGTATTGTTAGCTTTCTGTTCATCCAGTTCCAGACGCGCCTGATCGACGGCCAATTCGTTCGCATCGCGCCGTGCCCGAATCTGGAGATCTTGTTCCTTAAGAGCGATTAATGGATCTTGTTCGCCGCCACCACTGATTTGATTACTCAGGGTTTTTACTTCCTGCATCCCCTGAGAAATCAACTCTGCCACCATTCCTTCAATCTGAAGAACCTGCTCTTCCGTGGGTTGCTGGCCCTGAAGCTGTTGCTGCATTTGAGCCGCAACCTGTTCTTTGGCTTTGACAGAAATGTGCTCCATTACATGCTTCTGAAGAGACATTCCCGTTTGAGGCATAGCTCCCACTAGGGCAGAGGAACCAAAAACCAGGTGAGCCATTATATGCGCGTCATGGTTCTGTCCTTCAAAAACAACCAAGGGGAGGTTTTCCAAAGCCTCCGAGTTTTCGATTGCCGGGTCCTTCGCCACGGGTTCGCCTTCCTCGCTTGGCTTTAGAACCGCATCAACATCCTTGACACCAATCGCCTTATACATGCGGCGGTACGCTTCATAGAGATTATGAAGATCGGGGGCGGACTGAGCAAGCTGGAGTTCCGTTTGTGCTATGGCGATTCGTTGTGCCATGGACGCGATATTTGGATCAGACACAGGTATAACATCGACACGCTCATCGAAATCCTCCGCTTTTATGGTACGCTCACCGCCGACCACATTGTACGGGTATTCCGATGGAAGGTAGTCTGCAAAAACATAGGAGAGAAGATAGAACTCCTCTTTCTGTGCATAGTGCATTCTCTTGTGAATAGCTGACATAACTTTTGCACCCTGCTCCAGAAGAGCAATGGTAGTGCCAACGGCAGCCTGCTGGTTCCCATTACCTACCTGCATATTGGAAACCGCTGCAAATCTTTGTCCCGCATCCACACAAAACCCCATTAACTGGAATAAGGTAGAGTCCGCTCCCTTGTAAGGAAGCATCATCAACGCATCACGGATAGCTCCTCCAGGAGCATCTACGTCTCTAAATTCTCCCGGCGACAGCGGCTCATCATCGTTCCGTATACGGAGGCCCCGCGCCTTGAACCCTGCGGGGAGATTGGACAGGGTTCCGGCGTCTATGAGCTGACGGAGCGCGGCTGTCGCCGTTCGACTCAGCCCACCAATCATATGGATGAGACCAAGACCATAAAACCCAAAACCCGGTAAAAACTTAAAGTGAACAAAGTACTGCCGTTTCCTTCTGTCCGGATCATCCTCCAGCCAGTTGCGCCGAATACTTAGAATCTTTCCGTTATTCTCCGAAAGAGTTACTACATACGGTAATTTAAT